GACGTTATTGGTCATGACGAGGTGTGCGGTGCTGGCTATAGTCCTCTTGACCGTGATGCGGCAGCTATCAAGCGTAGCAGCCATCCCACTACTTAGCCCCAGTGCCGCCGAATTCGGAGCATAAAAATCACAGTTTTGCAAGGTGATGTTCCCTGTGCCAGTGCCGCTCCCGCTCGTGCCCATCAAAGACGTAAACGCCCCATTGCCATCGTACTTCGAGTTCTTGACCGTGAGATCCGTCTGGCCGGAGGATGTGCTCACGCCCAGCAAGCTCCGCCCGTGATTGGCATTGACGGCGCCGAAGTCCCAACCGTCGATGTGCAGGAATGCGTCGTCGAATACCCCCACAATGCTGACGTGGATGTTCGATCGGTCGCTGGCTTGCAGCATCGGCCTGGCCCCCGCAGCCGCCCGCATCCAGACTTTCCCGCCAGACTGCACCTCTATGCTAACCCACCTGGATTGGATCTTGCAGTCCCCCAACGCAATAATATCAAGGTATTGCAGGCTGGTGCTGTGTACTAGGTGGTCTGCGGCGGCATAGGTCCCATCGTCCAGTATCGTGATGGTCGAATGCTCCTCTGCCGTCCCGTTCTCCGACGCCGCCAAAGCGGCGGCAAAGGTCGTGTAGTCCCCGCCCGTCTGGGCTAGTGTTATGTGTGTTGGCATGTCATACTCCCGGGGTTGGTGGGTTGGTTTCGGCGCCCTCTTGGGTCACTAGGTGCGTGTGACCAGTGAGACTAATTGCCCCAGCTTTAATGTCGTGACCGGCCCCCACAACGCTTAGATTGCCGTTTATCTTGACGTCGCCTTCAATCTCAATCCCCGATTCCTTCAATATTATTGCATGATTACGGCTGTCATATATAGCAACATCGCCAGTCTCCAGCCCCACTATCCGGTATCGCCGGTCAGGAGTCACAATCACAATAGGATGGGATGTTGCCCCGACCTGCAGGACTACGGCCTCGGCCCCGGCGGCTGGCCGGCTAGTGAATCCGTAGGGCTCCATGTGCTCGGCGCCTATTTGCGTACCTAGGCGCTCCACGGTGACCGTTTGCATCTTAGATCCAGCGTCGACGCCCTTGACCGTTGCTCGGGATACTAGATTTTGTAATACTCTAATAATACTAGTCACTTACACCCCCTAGGGCATCGGCCGCAACAAGCGCCAACGTCGCCTGCTCCTGGGTCGTATCCTGCGTCAATGTGACATTTTGCACCACCATTTTTTGATTTAATCCGACCTGGGGCAACTCGACCTTAGCGGTCATCCCAGGGGTCCAGATGGCGCCCCCAGGGGCCCGCCATGTCGGGACCGTCACTAACAACGCCTGGGCCTTGGCTCTCCTGACCTTAGCCTCCCACTGTGCCCGTTTTTCGCAATCAGCATTAGTGGCGTTGCCCTCGGCCCGCAACGTCAGGACGATTTCTTGGGACGTCCAATCCGGATCTGCTGCGCTGCCCCGGCAACTAGATACACTGTCGCCAAAAGCCGAATTACTACCCGCGCTCTGACCAATCACACGATACAGCGTAGCCCTGTCGCTGGCGTCGTCTGTATATTGCCAGCTCGATACCCGCGCCTCGCCATAGCGCAGGCGAAAATTCTGCACGGCATCGGAGACCTTTACTAGGCACAGATGACCTTCACTATCATCGGTCACTAGACAACCTACCTGTCTAGCCGCCCGCTCGATTGCGGCAAACGCCGTGTCCCCAGGGGTCAACTCAACCTGCCGAATGATGGCATCGCCAGCCCAACCAACGGTTTTTACTGTGATATCATGGGGTTTAGCAATCGTTGACGCAAGTGATAGCATCGTGATATTGCGATATGCGCCCTTTCCTGCCCGGTCGCTCGATCGGATCAATCTGGCCGTCTTGGACCGTCCCGATACATCGATGCTATAGCCCGTCGCAGTGATACCCACCTGCGTTGTATCGATGAATCCGGTCAGTGCGATTGCATCATCAATCCGAATGGTTACATCAGCCCCGGCCCTAATGGGTGCCGGCAGTGATAGCCCCTCGGGCTGATATCGCGTCATCGATAGCCGAAACGCCGATGCCGCTTGCGTCAGTCCCCGAGCAATCTGGACGCTCTGCCAGCCCGCCCATTCGCGATTATCGATAACTAGCCCAATCTTTTCCATGACTTACACCCTTAGCACGCTTAACGCCGCCCCCGGCTCGATAAACCCGGGATGCTCTATTGCGTTTCTTGCGACTATCTCATCCGCCCGCTCGCCGTCTTGGTATAGCTCCTGGGCGATTTCAAACGCTGAAATAACGTAATCATTTTGGTATGTTGTGGTCCTTGGCAAGCGGACTATGACATGTTGCAAGTACGCTATCATCGACGCCTGCAGATCCAACATCAACGTTGCTTCCTGGGGCGTCATGTCTAGTACGCCAATGCATCCATCGCATGCCTCTGACACGGTCCAGATCTGCCCTTCCGCCTGCGTCATATCGGCATATGTCCCAGATATTGCCAGCTTAGCCGCTTGGGCCGTGGCCAACGTGGCCACCATCTTAGCTTGGGCCTTGGCGTTGGCTTGGGTCCTAGCTGCCGACGCGGGGCCTAGCGTGTCAATGACGGTATCGGCATATAGCGCCCGGTAGTGCTGTGCGACACTTAGCAGTGTCGTGGGGTCCGTGATGGCCCTAATGTAGTCCACCCAGGCTTGGGCTATCTTAGCCGGTGCAGCCCCGACCGCGGCCATGGCGGACTCTAGTTCCCTGGTCGCTGCTAGCACCTCGGCAGCTAGCTTATCGGGCATCGCCGTTTCTAGCTTATCGATCGCGCCCCGGATTGACTCGACGAAGCTGGTTTTTGCGACCTGCTCGATATCATCAGCCGCCTGCACAACCGTTTCGTCAGGGATTTCTCGCTCAATCAGCGACAGGGAATCGTCGACAGCAACGAAGGTAACCGTGGCCGTGGCCTCACCCGATGCGATCAATTCATGGGATACATCCCCCTGGATTACTACTTGCCGGCTCCACCCTTCGGGATGTATCAACTCCCCAGGGCCAGCCTGGCCAGCCCGACGCATAAAGGCCGTGTATCTCTCGTACCAGTCCGATCCAGTGAAGACGATACCCAGTGTGTAAGTAGATGGCGCTTTGCCCATATCGTCTACGGTGACACTATCCAACCCCGGATATTCATTGACTGATACCCGACGCCCCTCGGATCCACCAATGGACCGGATTGCAAATTCGATGTCATCAAAATATCCCGCTGCAAGTGTCATAGTGCTACCCCCCCGGCTAGGTTATACCCGACCGCTGCCGATAGGTCGACGCCCTGGCCCCTTGGTTTTTCGACCTCTTTCACCCGCAACCCAGGCGGCGCGTTTTCAAAACTGACTTTGATCTCACCGGTTACCCCGGTTTTCGTCTCGGGAAATTTTTCCCTTAGCCGCTGCCATCGTGGATCATCATCGGCCGTTGATTCGCCGAATACATTAGTCCCCGTATTGACGGCGCCGGCGAATGCCCTGCCAGCCCTAGCTTGTCTGGATGCCGCCAGCGCAGCGGCTTTACCCGACGCCCGGGCCTCGTCCTCGGATCTAGTCGCACGCACGCCCGTGCGCGCGAGGCTTTGATCCTTGACGAACTGTTCAGTCTTGCGCTCAAATTCTTTCTTCATTGCGTGCGCCGCGGCGATGGTCGCCGCAATCGCTAAAAAATGCGGTGACTTAGCGACCGCGGCAAAAGCCAGTTCTAGCGACTGAACGGCAGACACTAGCTTGGATCCGATGTATACGGTGGCTAGTACAGATACCAGCGTTTTGATTTCATCGCCGTGCTTTTCGATGACTGCCATGGCGGATTTCAAGATCTCGAGGACCTTTTTCAGCGCCAACCCACATTCCAACGCCATTTCTTTTATCGACTCTTTATTTTCGCCCCACCATCGATCCGCAGCCGCTAACCCCTCAATAAGCCTTTCTATTCCCTGTTGGATCCCGCCTGTTACAAGGTCCCGGTGTGCTAGGATCCATTCCTTGGCCCGCTCAACCAACGGCGTGAATACAGGGACTAGTCTAGATGCGATGACATTCCATGTGCCCTTAATTGTCCGCCTAAAATTCTCCATCTTATCGTCGAGGACCTCTGCATCCTCTGCGGCTGACTGACTAATGACTCCATATCGGCGCATCTCCTCGCGCAGTCTTTGCAGCTCCTCTGGGCCGCCCTGTAGCATCCGAACCATCCGCATCCCCGAGCGCCCAAAAGCCGCCGTGACAAAGGCTGCCTTTTTTGCCGGACCGTCGATTGAATCCAGCTTGCCCAGGAGCAGATCAAACGCTTCTTCGTTCGTTTTTGCGGCCCTGACCTGGCGTAATAACCGACGGTCGGTTCGCTGCAGATACGACGATAGGGCGCCCTGCCCGATCTTGGCTTGACCGACAACCTGATTCATTTTTTCGAGCGATTTTCGTAAGTTATCGGCGCCCACGCCTTGGCGATTGGCGGCAAATTCTAGCTCCTGCAACGCCTCGACACCAAAGCCCACTTGCCGGGAAAACTTAATCATTTCCTGGGNTTCGCTGGTCCAATCAANGGTTTTTTTGAACACCGCNGCACCGGCCGTGGCTAGTGCCCCGGCCCCCGCAGCGGTAGCTNGCATCATTTTCTTGCCGATAGCCTCAAAGGACTTGGTCGTTATGGCCGCCTGGGCTCTAACCTCTTTAAATGCTTTGGTTATCGGGCCAGAGGCGTTATCCACAGCGTTCAACGACGCCTTGATTTTTAGATCTCGTCCCTTCTTAGCTGCCATTTTTTCTTGCCTCCGTTACTGTCTCCAGCCACCAGATTAGGTCCGGTATCGTCATTGCCTCAATCACATCGGGCTCCCAATTAGTTAGTGCGACTAGGACCCCGACCCCCCGGCGCCAGTCCCCGGGGACGTTGCGAAAAAATCTTGCGTGGCCTCGCTCAATGCCGCAAAATCGTCTAGCGATAGCTGCTCGAGTGTGCCCGGTGGCAATTGACACAACGATTCCATTATTGCCAACATTACGCCAATATTCCCATCGATTAGCGCGTCCATGGCGCTGCCGTCGTAGCCGTTGGACAACATATATCGCTCGGCTGCTAGCATGTCTCCGACCCTTAGACTATGCCGAAAATGCAGTGTAGACTTCTCCGCACCGCCGACGCGGATCGGAGTTGTAAGTTTGATTTCCTTATCCATTTTTGACCTCTTAACTGTTTGATTTTATAAGAAAATTGACTTTTCAAGCCGCGATGCGGCCCAATAATTACAGGCGTTTGGCGTTGCCGGGCGTGCATTCGTAGCGCAGATCTAAGGTCCCGTCCTCGGAGCTCTGGCTCGGATCTGACACCTCGACTGCGTCAACCCAAATATACGATTTTCCGCTCATCAGATCAAGCTGGACATTGACGCCGTTTTTGCCTTGAACATCGGTCTCGTTTATGTTATCGAGCAGGATTTTTAGCTCGATGAACGGGATTACGGGCTCGGCCCGCACACCTGTGCGACCGGACACCACTTCTACCGTAGTGTTTTTTTGCGCAGCGATTGAAAACTCTGGATACTCGACGACGGTTACTTCAACGCCGTCAATCGTGACTCTCTTGACTCCACCGGTTACGGTCATAGCACACCTCCTAGACTAGCCGAAACGCGACCCTGCCCGCCATGACAGCCAGCCAGCCGGTTAATTGCGGCGGATATAGAACGTTGATTTGATTAGGGTTTTCTTCGTCCCGTTCAACGATCAATTCCGCCATGAATTTGTCCACGTTCTGGACCAACGCGGCATCTTGGCGTCGCATGTATCGCGCCAAAAACCACCCCCGGATCTGTTCCACCGTAGCGGACCTCACCCCCGGGGCCGCTGGCGAACTGGCCAACGCGCTGCCGCTGTATTCCCGCAAGAAATCCTGCCTATCCTGTCGGATCAGGCGCATCAAGATAGCCAAGGTCCGCTGGTCGAATAGTGACCTATCCGGGGACCCATGGGCGTCGGTAGTATATGACGTCCTAGCCCTGGATAGATAGCTAGTATTCGACACATGGGAGACCGTCGCAAGCCCATATTTTAACAAGATATTTCGCTCAACGACGGTTAAGGAATCCTCTGGCAATGGCGGCAAGACGCCGTATAATTCGAGGCCGGAAAAGCCCTGGGCCAAGGTGGCATCGGCGGCGTCCATTTGATGCTGCGCAGTCAGTGCACCCAACGCCGCGGCGGCGATCCAGGGCGGTGTAGGTGACCCCGCCAACCCCAGCACGGTAGTATACTGGTCGTTGGGGCCCGTAGATGCCCAGCTCGTCAGGGCTTCATAGGTCCCTGATACTGCAGTATTGACTAGGCCATATACGCTTCGTAGTGGCGACCATCTGGACGCCATCTCGATTTTGATGGCCTGCAGGGACCCTGCATCAGTATATGGATGAATAATAGTGTCGTACTCGGTATCGCCCAACGTAGCTAATGATGTCTCGAGATCCGGCACGCCGGCCCCGGCCGACATGGCCCCGATGCCGATGCCAACGCCATCGGGTAACTGCTCTCTGCGATACCCCTGGCGGATATCATAGCTAGACCCCAGGGCTGCCGCGTGTTTGAATGTAAAGGTTACCGTGGCGTTATCTGTCGTCGCCGTGACTGATAACTCGGCCTTGGCATTGACGGCATCTTTGATCTTGCCGGCGATAGCATTGGCGGTGTCATCGTCATCTACCGCGACGGGAACATACACGCCGCCGATATACAGCGGTATGACGCCTGCCTTGGCGCCGGCCGCCGTGACCGTGCAGATAGCTGCCGGTGCAGTCCCTGCAGGATCCGCCTGGGGCAACGCCCATACTTCAGCCGCTGGATACGCCTTTTTGACATGCTCGACCATACCCGCTAGCACGGATCCGGCCCCGAATAGCCCCCCGGCAGCCCCGGCTGACGGAATAAATATTGGGAT